TTTCAGGAATGTTAGGTGAGATGCAAACAGGAGCGGTAGCAAATACTTCATATCAAGGAACTATAAATCCTACAGCTCCTGTAGATACTATTAATGGTGCTTTGCCTGAAGGACAAGTTGGATTAGATCAAATTATGGCTTTAATGAATAAATAATGGCATTTGGAGCAAAGACAATATTTCCCCTAGATTCAAAACCCGGTATTGCTATTGGGGTAGGTCTTCCGTTTAATGCTCCAGGTGTATTTAAATCTACTTATTTAACTAAAGACGCTATAAAAACTAATTTAATTAATTTCTTCTTAACAAATCAAAATGAACGTTATTTGAATCCTAATTTTGGAGGAAATTTAAGAGCATTCATTTTTGAACAAATAACTAATGGTAATTTAGAAAGTTTAAAAGAAGATATTCAAACTCAATTAGGTTTATATTTCCCTAATGTAATTATTTCTTCACTTGATATATTATCCTCACAAGATACTAATGAAATAATTGTTGACTTTAAATATAATATAACAAATACAGGAATAACTGATGAACTTTCAATATCATTCACATAATGGCAATTAAAAGAAATATACAATACATTAATAAAGATTTTACGGAATTAAGAGATAGTTTAATTAACTACGCTCGTACTTATTTTCCTAATACTTATAATGATTTTTCTCCATCATCTCCAGGTATGATGTTTATGGAGATGGCAGCTTATGTTGGTGATGTTTTATCATTTTACACTGATAATCAAATCCAAGAAACATTTCTTCAATACGCTCGCCAAACAAATAATTTATATGAGTTAGCTTATATGTTTGGTTACAAACCAAATGTGACTCAAGTAGCCTTAACAAATATTGATTTTTATCAACAAGTACCATCTAAACTTTCAGGTTCAACTTATGTTCCTGATTTTGATTATTCTCTTTTAATAGCTGAAAACTCAAGTGTAATTTCTTCTCTTACTCCTAGTGTTAGTTTTTTAATAGAAGACGCTATTGATTTTTCATACTCTAGTTCATTAGATCCTACTGAAGTATCAATCTTTAGTATTGATGGAAGTGGTAACCCAACATACTTTCTTTTAAAGAAAACCAAAAGAGCAATATCTGCTAATATTAGTACAACTACTTTTTCATTTAATTTACCTGAACCTTACACTACTGTTAATATTAATAGTAATAATATTGTAGGTATTTTAGATATTATTGATAGTGATGGAAATGAGTGGTATGAAGTAGATCACTTAGGACAAGAAATGGTTTATAATTCTATTAAGAACACTAATCCAAATGATCCTAATTACTCTTCAGATATATCTAACACTCCTTATTTATTAAAATTAGAAAAAATACAAAGGAGATTTACAACTAGATTCATTAATTCAGGATCTCTTCAAATCCAATTTGGTGCTGGTAATCCTTTAAATACTGATGAAGAAATTATTCCTAATAACAATAATATAGGTTTAGGTTTACCATTTGAAAAAACAAAATTAAATACTGCTTTTGCTCCTAATAACTTTTTATTAACTAAAACTTATGGAATTGCTCCTTCAAATATTACTTTAACTGTAAGGTATTTAACTGGAGGGGGAGTTGAATCAAATGTTCCAACAAACGATTTAACTACTTTACTGGGAAGTGTTAATTTTATTAATAATAATTTAAATTCATCAACAGCGAATACTATATTTAATTCATTAGCAGTAACAAATCCAGAAGCAGCCGATGGAGGAGGTGATGGAGATACAATAGAAGAAATTAGACAAAACTCATCAGCTAACTTTGCTTCTCAATTACGTAATGTAACTCAAGATGATTATTTAGTAAGAGCTCTTTCAATGCCTTCTAAATATGGAGTTATTTCTAAAGCATATATTGAACCAACAAAATTAAGTTCAATTTCAGCAGGTGAATCCCAATCAGTATTAGATTTATATGTTTTATCATATAATTCATCTAAACAATTAACAACAGCTTCGCCAGCATTAAAACAAAATTTAATCACTTATCTTTCCCAATATAAAATGGTTGGGGATTCAGTAAATGTTAAAGATGGATTTGTTATTAATATAGGAGTTAATTTTGATATTATTGTTTTACCTGATTATAATAGTAATGAAATTTTAACTAAATGTATCTTAGCATTAAAAAATTATTTTGCTATTGATAATTGGCAAATAAACCAACCTATTATATTAAGAGATCTTTATATTCTTTTAGATAAGATTGAAGGTGTCCAAACAGTTAAAAATATTGAAATAAATAATTTAGTAGGAGAAAACATAGGATACTCAGATTATGCTTATGATGTGAAAGGAGCAACTATAAATAATGTAGTTTATCCTTCATTAGATCCTATGATTTTTGAAGTTAAATATCCTAATTTAGATATTCAAGGAAGAATAGTATCATTATAAAACAATGGCCGTATATAAAATATTCCCTATAGCAGACGCAACCTTATACTCAGGATATTCTTCAATGAATACTGGGTTGGATGAGATTATTGAATCGTCTACTAATTTTTTAATTGGTGAAAATCCAACATCCGGTGAATTTCCTCAATCCTCAAGATTTTTAATTAAATTTGATTCATCAGAAATTAATGATATTATTAATAATAAAATATCTGGATCAACATGGAAATCTAATTTAAGGATATTTGTGGCAGAATCTAATGGACTAAGTAATACATCATCTATAGCTATTAATGCTGTAGCTGAGGACTGGTCTATGGGAAATGGACATTACTTAGATTCTCCTGAAAATTCAAATGGAACTTCATGGAAATGGACTAATTACTCAGGAAGTAATTCTTGGACTACCTCTGGTTTTCCAGTAGGTACTACCGGATCTTTTAATTTAACTAATAATCCATCTTCATCAGGAGGTGGTGTTTGGTATACTAGTTCACAATCCTCACAATCATTTAATTTCTATTCAGATTTAGATATAGAAACTAATGTGACTTCAATAGTATCAAAATGGTATAGTGGATCCTTTAACAATTATGGTTTTATTGTTAGACAAACTGAATCTCAAGAATTTATTCCAAATGAAAATGTTCAAGTAACTTTAAAATATTTTTCTAGAGATACTCATACTATTTATCCTCCACAGTTAGAATTTAAATGGAATGATTTTATATATTCAACAGGCAGTTTATCAGTTCTAAATCAAATTCCTGCTTATATAAATATTGAACAAAATCCAGGTGTATTCTATAGTCAAAGTGTAAATGTATTTAGAGTAAATTCTCGTCCTCAATATCCTGCTAGAACATGGGTTACAAGTTCTTGGTATACTGAAAATTATGCTTTACCTACAGCATCTTACTATGCTATAAAAGATCTAGATACTAATGAATATGTAGTTGATTTTGATACTACATACACTAAATTAAGCTGTGATGTGACTGGTAGTTTCTTTAAATTATATATGAATGGATTAGAACCTGAAAGATATTATAAAATTTTAATTCAGTCAACAATAAATAATTCAACAATAGTATTTGATAACAACTATATATTTAAAGTAGTTAATGGCTAAAGTAAATTTAAATAAAGAAGCATATAATAAAAATCAATACCAAAAGGTAATTGATACTTCTTTTACTCAATTAGTCCAACCTTCTATCCCTATAACAGAGTCAATTCCTTCTATTACTGTAGCTGAGTTTTTTACTAATTATCAAGAAATATTTTTTCAAATACCTAAACTTGGAGATATCAATTCTCATGAGTACCTTGTGAAAACCAGCCAAGAATATATTGGTTCTTCAAATATTCAAGATGATACTATTCAAGCATTAATAGATGAAATTACTCAACTAAGACAAGAAAATCTTGATCTCCAACAACAAATAACCTCAGGAAGTATATAATAAATGGAAGAAATAATCAACATACAGCCTTTAAATCCTAATACTTTTGAATTTCAAGAATATTCATCTGAGGATACTTCTTTGATTTCTTCAAATACTTTTGAAACATCTTTTAATTCTCAAACTGATCATATTGAATATTTTATATATGATTTAAATAATACTATATTATTTTCCAATGAAATAGGATATCCTAATTATTCTCTTATTGATAATCAATTATCATTAGAACCCGTTGAAAATTTAAAATCTCAAGGATATGAGGAAGGTCAATATAATGTTTTATATAATTTCTTTACTAATAAATTAGGATCATCAGCTTTAAACAAATATTATATAGATGAAATATCAGCTGATAGAACTGAAATAAGATTAAACACTACTTCAATTCCTAATGAAGAAGTAATATCTACTACTAATGATTTTTCAAACCAAATTCAAAATTCAACAGGAAACTATTTAGATTTTTATTTAAATTTTGGTTCTAATTTACTTGTTATAGCAAATAATGTTTTATTAGATACTTCTAATTCTAATGATCCTACTGTTTTAATAAAATTATATGAACCTTTACCTTTAGAATTTTTATTAAAAAGTGAATGCTGGGTTGTTGAAAAAGTAGCTGAATCTCTTGCTTATAATATTAATTCTTTTTTATCTTTTAATATAGAAAATGAATATTTTAATTTAAAAGGTCCTAATTTTAATATTAATTTAAAAGACCAAATTAATAACACAACCCCTTATTCTTCTTATACTAGTTTATCAAAAAATACTTCAACACAAGGAACGGGAAGTTATTTATATCAAATAAACAGTTTATTAGCTGAAAAAGGAATAGAAATTAATATAGATTATACTGACTATTCTAATTTTGTTTACATGTCATCAGCACAAACAAGATTAGAAAATTTTTATTACAAATTATCATTAATTGAAGCATACCAAACTAGTGCCTCTTTATCCGCAGGTACTTCCACAAATTATTATGTTTCTTCAAGTAATATTATTTGGCAAAATAAAATAGATGAAATTATAACTAATTTTGATGGGTATGAATATTATCTTTATTATGAATCTGGTTCTAAAGCATGGCCTAAAACTAATTCTACACCCCCATATATAAATGATAATGCATCTTCAATACCAGGTCTAGCATTTTTTAATTCTCAATCATTAAGTGCTTCTTTATATGATAATGAAAATGATAATGCTTTAATTAATTCTATTCCTTCTTATATATTAGAAGATTCAAATAATACACAATATGAATTATTTGTAGAAATGTTAGCACAAATGTTTGATAACATTTATCTTTATATTGAAAATGTTACTCAAAAATATAATGCTGATAATAGATTAAATTACGGTGTTTCTAAAGATTTAATTGCTGATATTTTAAGAGATTTAGGTATTAAAATTTACCAAAATAATTTTTCTTCTAATGATTTATATTCATCACTTTTAGGTTTCACTAACTCAGGAAGTCTATTTAACATCCCTGATGCTTCTACTATATTACCTACTCCAACTGGTTTAGAATATATTAATACATTTATTACTGCTTCTTCAACATCTTCATTATCTCCTGTAGATGATTTAAATAAAGAAATTTATAAACGAATATATCATAACCTCCCTTATTTACTTAAGAAAAAAGGAACTGTTGAAGGATTAAAAACACTAATTACATTATATGGTATTCCTGATACTGTTTTAAGAGTTAATGAATTTGGAGGAAAAGATAAAAATGCTAATACTTATGATTTTTATCAAGATGAATTTAATTATGCTTTTTACACTACTAGTTCAGGAACTGTAAATATTCCTTTTAAAGTATCATCTACAGGATTTGGTTCTACATTTCCAAAAGCTATTGCTTTTAGATTTAAAACAGATGGGTTACCAACGGGTTCAATAAATTATTCTCAATCATTAGCTTCTACTCAAAATAATAGATTTTTTATTACTCTTGAATATACAGGATCAGGTTATACAAGCGGTTCATATAGTGGTTCTATTATTGATCCTAATTATGAATACGCCACATTAAAATTTATTTCAGGATCATCATCAGCTAGTGTATATTTACCTTTTTATAATGGTGATTGGTGGTCAATATTAATTAATGCTAACTCAGGATCTATAACTACTTATTCATTATATGCTAAAAATAAAATCTATAATGGTGAAGATGGTAACACAATAGGTTTTCAAGCTTCTTCTAGCTTCACAGGAAGTTTATTTTGGAGTAATGCTGGTACTACTCAATTAATATTACCTACTAGTAGTATTTCAAATGGTAAAACATATTTACCTTTTAGTGGTGCTTATCAAGAATTTAGATATTATAATAATCCATTAAGTGAAAGTGCTTTTAATGCTTATGTATTAAATCCTAACTCAATTGAAGGAAATGATATTTCTAATTCTCAATCTTCAAAAAATATATTAATGTTTAGATTGCCTTTAGGAGGTGAACTCTACATTAATTCATCTTCTGTTCATCCTGCTATTACAGGATCATCAATTGTTACTCAATCATTCAATGCAAACCCCCAAACATCATCCTTTTCAGGAAATTATTCTTTTGTAGCAAATAATGAAACTATTTATTTTGACCAACCTGCTGTTGGTATTCAAAACATTGTTTCTAAAAAAATAAAACCTACTAATATTTTATTACCTAATACTAGCAGTATTGATAATAACATACCAGAAAATAAAATATTATCACCTTATAATTCAATTCAACAAAATTACCCAATAAGTTCTTCATATACTAGAGATGTTAATTATGTTGAAGTTGCTTTTTCTCCTCAAAATGAAATAAATGAAGACATAATGTCTACTTTAGGATTTTTTAATATAGGAGATTATATAGGTGACCCTAGAGAAATAACATCATCAGCTCAATCTTATCCTAATCTAGATACTTTAAGAAATTTATATTTTGAAAAGTATACTCATAACTATAATATTTGGGATTATATAAGACTTATTAAATATTTTGATAATTCTTTATTTAAAATGTTACAAGACTGGACTCCAGCTAGAACATCTTTAGCATCAGGTATTGTAATTAAACAACATTTATTAGAAAGAAATAAATATCCTGTCCCACAATTAGAAATAACCCAATCAGAGTATACTGGATCTATTTCAATGTATGTTGTTACTGGTTCATCTGGTGGAACTGTTCCTGAATTATTTGGTGAAACATCTTCATTAAATTATTATTCAAATATTACTCAAAGTTGGACTGGATTTAATACTACTCCAAGTGGTGCTGTAGCATTCACTCAGACAAACCAAAATGAATTTTTTGATGGAGCATTTAGTGGTTCATTAATTAATATTAATTTAGATGAAGAAGGATATCAACCTATTATTGTAACACTTTATACTTCATCAGTACTACCTGTTGCTCCAACTGTAACTTTTTCAAGTGGAAGTAAATATCCTATTCCTTACGAAATAGATTATAATAAAACCTATTATTTAAGTTTTAATTATGGTAATATGACAGCAGGTAATTTTATAAGTATTGTAGATAATACAAATAAAGTATTATTCCAAACTATAAATTCACCAGGTAGTGGTTCTGTTATTACTGAAATTAAAGAAGCTTTTTATCCTATTAGTTTTTTAACTAATAACAATTTTCCACCTAATATAAGTGCGAGTAATGTTTTATTACAAGAATATCAATTAACAAATCCATCCCTTGATCCTTTATCTAACAACGTTTTAGATAATAGATTAAGTACTTTATTCATGGATGTTGATTATTCTTATAATGCTGTATTACCTGTTAATTCTGCTTCTTTATATGATGGAACAGCAACTAAATTTTCAATTCCTGATTCATATTATACTTCATATAGGAACACAGCATTAAGGTATGATGGAAGTAAATTAACATCTCCTGATTTTAATAAACCAATCTATAATAATCCATCTGTAATCTTCATTAATAACCAATATTTAGTAACTACTCCTTCAACCCAATCTCAAATACCAAACGCTTCAAAATATTCAAATTACTTTATTTATTTTGATTATATTGAATCTTCATATCCTGAAGTACCTGGAGGAGGAAATATTCAC